GCATGTCAGATGTGATTAAAAATGGCGGATCTGGCGGCAAAGGTTTGCCACAGATGAAGGGAACAAAGGAAACAGGGCCGCACAAGTGGTCGGACATCCAAGGAAAAACTTTGCGTGAAGTTCTTGCAGGACCGCATGGCGAGGCTCGTGCTGCAATGTGGTCCCGTGCGTTTGATGAGGCGCATAACCCAACTGAATATAATGCTGTAAGCCCTACCGGTCAGTTTATTGGGACTATGATGAACAAATCTGGGTCGGCCCCCGATACATCCTCGTGGAATTCTTATCTTCCAATTCAAAAAGCTATCAGCATTTGGCATAATCCAAGCCTTGAAAACATTAATCAACAAATTGGTAACAATCACAAAGTTCGTGAATTTTACAATGTGATTACCAATCCACATGATCCAAATGGCGTCGTTATTGATACGCATGCTGTTGCCGCAGGTGATTTGTTGCCTCATGGATCAGCGGCTAAAGCTGTACATCGTAATTTTGGCACGTCCCCTGATAAAAAAGGCAAGGCTTATCTTGAACGTGTAAACGAGCCTTGGGTTAAAGAAGATTCGCCAAAGAAAACAGGTTCTACAGGAGCAATTGGCGATTATCCTATTCATGCAGAATCAGTTCGCAAGGCAGCTTGGGCACGAGGCGTTCATCCTTCTGAAATGCAATCTGTAACGTGGGAGCGTGTCCGTACTTTGTTTAGTGACAAAGGCCCAAAAATGCAAAAAGCGGCTCGTGATATTTGGCAACGCTATGCACAAGGCGAATTAAATCATTCGCAAGCAGTTGATGAAATTTTTAAAATGGCAGGAAAAGGCGATGAACGTGCCGCTTCTTGGCATGGAACTCAGCAAGGTGCATCTGGATTAGGTGATGTCCGCTCTGGGTCTTATGTTCGACCAGTAAATATTACTGCTGATACCCCTGCTATTCAAAGATACGGTAAAAAACCAGAACATGAATCCACTGGCGGGTCGGTGCGCCGTGCATATAAAAAGGGTGGCAAGGTAGAGGGCAGTATTTGGCATCACCGTGACGCGTTTGATGATGGCGGCCCAACCGAGCACGAATCACTAAACGCTGTCGGTCGCGGCGAATCAGAGCAGTCGGCTCCCGAAGCAAGCGTTGAAGATCGGGGCGCTCCACCGTCCGAAGCTGAAAAGCTTGCCAGCCAAGGCCCGATCCCAAGCTGGGCTGGGTTCCATTCAGGCGAAAACGAGGCTGCGGTTAACAAGTCCGCTGCCGATGTCGCCGCAACTCGGCAAGCTCAAGCCGAACGTATGTCGGTGCTCAACAATGGCGTGACCAACGCGCAGGCAACTGCTGCCGAAGCGCCTCCAAGTGCTGCAAGCGCCGCTACGGCGGCTCTGATCAATGCGTTTGGTCCTACTGGCGCGACAACAACTTTTGGACAGCAACCGCCACAAGCTGGCGCGTTTTACGGCGGTGATTCTTCGACGCAACCAATGGCACCGCATACGCCAACGCCTTCGACGGCAGACAACAATAATCCTATTACATCCGCAACAGGAACGCCCCTTGAATCGATTTTGGCTGCCGCACAGCCAAAAGATATCACCCAGCCAGCATTCCCGCACACGCCAACGCCCACTGCGGATGACGCAACACATCTTGGCGGAACACCCGCAACTGGAGCTGTGCCAATGGTGCAGCCTGCCGCCCCGTATACGCCGACGCCTGCGACCGCAACTGCTACCCCGGTAGCGGTTAACCCCCCTGCGCCTACCCCAACTACTACCCCGATAGCAGCAGCACCGCCTGCCAACGTGCCATTGCCGCCGATCAATCCATCGACATACGAGCCAAGCAACCCTATATCGGGCCTTGTGAATAATGTTGCAGGCATCTTTGGCCAGAGCCAGCAGCAAATTCTTGATCGGCAACAAAAGCAGTATGTCGATCAAGGTATGTCGCCTTCCGATGCGTTTACTCATGCTCAATATGATTTAATGGGAATGCAGAACCAAACTAGGCCCACCAATGGCAACGGCGGTGGTAAGACACATATGGTACAGAAGCAGATGCCAGATGGTACATTTCAATGGGTTGAACAGCCATTCAAGAAAGGTGGCAAGGTTTACCGACGCACAGTCGGCTCTCAGATGACAGATCATGTGATCTCGAAATTTGGCGCAAAGTTGCCTGCGTCAAACTATCAACCCACTGGCAGCAAAGCGGGACGCCGCTAACAACTTTGGAGTACGTTACTATGGAAGAATACAAGAAAGACGACCGTGGCCGGTCGAAGGCCCAGCGCCTTACCAAGAACGACCCACAGCAAAAGGTCGATAGCTCGACGTGGACGCCATCGGCTCCTGAAAATGCAGGTGTGAAGACCGGCGCACGTCCGCTTACAAAGCGCCTGTACAAGAAGGGTGGCAAAGTCATCGGCGCAGACGCCATGAAACGCGCCGACCGCAAGCCCCGCAAGGCCGGTGGCCGTGCGCTGACCCCCGACAACCTGATCAACCGCGACGTGCGCATGGCTAATGATGTCCGTGAAGGCATCAAGCATGAGGGCGCGTTCAAGAAGGGCGGTCGCACCAATAAGTTTGGCGGCGGCATGATTGGCAACAATCCTGTTTCCGATCAAAACAAGGCCATGGGCAAGGCTTCTGGCGCTATGAAGAAGGGTGGCCGGACCAAGAGGGCCGATGGCGGTGATGCAATTGCTGACTATCTAAACAAAAACCCAGAGCAGCCTCGTGGCATGCCGGGTCGTGGCCTACCAGCAACAGGCGCACCGATCTATCACGGCGCTGAAGACAAGCACAACTTTATGCCCGACACAAACCTTACCACGCAGGGCAAAAAGAAGGGCGGCAAGATCAAGCACCCAGACGTCGCCGAAGACAAGGCGCTGATCAAGCGCATGGTCAAGCCTGAGGCCCGTACCGGCAAGTATTCCGGCGGTGGCATCTTCTCTGGCAACTCCAAACAGAAGAACCCCGGAGCTGTCGGCGGTCGCAAGGCTCGTGCCGGTGGTGGCCGCGATGTCAGCGATACCGTAATGCCAATGGCAAACTATAACTTTCTGACGGGTTGGAGTGATCTTGATAAGGCAACTCCTGATCAAATTGCTGCAATGAAACCGCAGGATCGTCAGGCTGCATTGGCAGCGCAGGGTCCAAGCCGTGGCGTTATGCCAGCCGCCGTTCCTCTCCGTTCGGCAGCCTCGCCATCTATCATGCGCAGCACTCCAGATACGGGGATGATGAGCCAAGGCATGATGGACCCCGCGCAACGTGCGGCAATGAATGCCCCTGTTCGTGTCGGTGGGACACCTAATACAGGCGCTGCTCCAACGCAAAGTGTGTTCTCCCCAGATCGCCGTGAAAAAGCTTTGGGTGCCGCTTTGAGCGATATCGGCGATTATTACGGCAACACCGATCCTAACATGATCTATGCAAAGGGTGGCCGCGCTCAGCATGCCAAGGGTGGCCGTACCAAGGGCACCACCACGATCAACATCGTGATGGCACCTCGCGGCGGTCAGGATCAAGCCAACATGCCTAATGCTCCTGTGATGCCACCAAAGCCTCCTATGGGCGTTCCTGTTCCACCTCCGCAGATGGCAGGCGGCGCTCCTCAGATGCCTCCGCAGATGCCTCCGCAGATGCCCCGTGCTACCGGTGGTCGTACCGGCAAGATGGTCGGTGGTTCGTTGGGTAATGCCGGTGGCATGCAGCCAATGATGCAGCAGCAGCCAATGATGGGCCAGCCTATGCAGCAGCCTATGGGTTACCCAATGCCTCGCAAGTCTGGTGGCCGTACCGGCTATCCGATTGATAGCGGCGCAGGCGGCGGGAATGCACGGCTCGAAAAGATCGAAGCCTACGGCCTAAAGCCACGCGGCAAATAAGTTTCTCTGGGCGGGGTTCGCAACCGCCCGGATGAGAGAGGACCGGACGCCTTTCCAGCCCCTTGGGGCGTCCGGTCTATCATTACAAGGGGTTAAAGAGGGCAATATGCAAACTACAGCAGCGAAATTCGCAAACGAATTGCGAAAGTTAATCGACGAAGAAGAGAAGAAGATCGTTAGCTACATCTCCACGGGGTACGTGGCCGATTATGCAACATACCAAAAATACGTGGGCATGGTTCAAGCCTTCCACGCAGTTCAGGAAATGTTTGATATCGCTCAAACCAGTGCGGAGAAAATCTAATGCCTCCTATGAAGATGACACACGCCGATAATTTTAAGGAAGATTTGTTGGCTAGCCTTGGCGATCTCAACGAGATCGAGGTGTTTAACAATAACATCCTCGTCGCAATCTACATTCGTCCCAACAAAACCAAGTCCGGCATCATTTTGGCGGACGAAACGACCGAGCAAGACAAGTATCAGGGCAAGGTTGGCCTTGTTGTGAAGAAGGGTCCGTCTGCTTTTGAGGACGAGACCGGTCGTTGGTTTAAGGATGCGGACGTCAATGTAGGCGATTGGGTGGTGTTTCGTCCATCCGATGGTTGGTCTGTTGCCATTAATAGCCAACCTTGCCGCCTCATGGACGATGTCGTCGTCCGTGGCCGCGTCAAGCACCCAGATTTAGTGTGGTAAGGAGATAAAAATGGAAGACAATCAGGTAGAATTGGAGCTGGAAACAGCCCCAGAGGACGACATTGTCATCGTGGAGGCTCCAGAAGAGCCAAAAATAGAAACAAAGCCTGAAATCACGGTCGATGATGGCATCGAAGCCCTTCGCCGTGAGCTTGAAGCCGAAAAAGCTGCCCGTCAACGCGCCGAACAGCAGGCCCGTGTAGCTACAACGGACAAAGCCGACAGCGATTTGCGGATGTTAAACACCGCAATCGAGACAGAGACCCGCAACAAGGAGATTTTAAAGGCAAATCTTCGCGAAGCGGTGGCAAACGGCGACACTGACGCCCAAGCCGACATCCTGATGGCCATCAACCAGACGGAAAACAACCTTCGGCAGATTACTGAAGGAAAAAAGCACTACGAGGCGCAGATTAAAGCCCCCGTAGCCAACAAAGTAGAGGCATTGGCATCACAATTGACGCCAAAGTCGGCTGAATGGGTTCGCAACAACCCAGATGTGGTCAATGACGAGCGCCGTGCAGCTCGTTTGCAGAGGGCGCACTTCGACGCGCTCGATGATGGCATCCAGCCGGATAGTCCAGACTACTTCAACTTCCTCGAAAATCGCCTCAACATCAATAAAACGCCCGTGCGTCAGGAAGCAGCCATGTCAGAAGCCTCGGAATCAACCTCGGGCCGTCGGGCATCTGCACCGCCTGCCGCACCTGTGTCCCGTTCTGGAACGGGCACCGGGGGTCGTCCAAACGTCGTCACTCTGTCCCGTGCCGAGCAGGAAGCTGCAAAAGACATGGGCATGACGCCGAAAGAATACGCCCAAAATAAAGTCGCACTCGTAAAATCCGGTCGGATGGCTGGTTAAGAAAGGAATATGGATATGAAGACGATTAAAGACGAAGGCCGTTTGTCATTGCGCCCGGCAGCGCTGCATGAAGAAACTTCCGCTGAACGCGCGGCACGTCGTGTCGCGGAACTTCGCGACCACAACAACGCCACGGTTGACGAAGGTTCCGATAAGTTTGCCACGCCGATCCCACCGGATGGCTGGTCGTATGAGTGGAAAGTCAAGTCGGTCATGGGCTATGTTGACGCTGCATATCTGCAGAAGATGGCCCGTTCGGGCTGGGAGCCGGTCGATACTTCGCGGCACCCAGACATGATGCCCCGTGGCGCTGTCGGCGCTATCGAGCGTGACGGCATGGTGCTCTGTGAGCGCCCTGCAGAAATCACGAACGACATCAAGGCTCGTGACCTTCGCAATGCACGGGCTCAGGTCCGCATGAAGGAAGGCCAGCTTGACCCGAAGGGCAAGGGTGGCTTGATCAGCCGCGAGGACGCTCAGGTGGCTCCAAAGATCACCAAGGACCACAATCTGTACGTTCCAGAGCAATAATAAAAAAGGGGGCTTCGGCCCCCTTTACTTATAGATGCAAGTGTGTCTATATTGCCATCCTCGCTCTCCCCCCGGTGTGGGAGATTAAAACAATGTCCGTTTCATAGTCGGCTCGGTGCGCGATGATGGAAACTCTCTGAAAGGAGAATCCCGTCATGGCCAATACCTTTGCGCCCTACGGTTTCTTGCAGTATCAGGGCGGAGCAGGCGGCGCACCGACGTTCGCACAATCCCCCCGCAAAATCGCTTCAGGTAATACCACGGCAGTTTTCACTGGCGATCCGGTAATGCCCGTCGTTAGCACAGCTAACGGTTACATCACGCAGGCCGCAGCCGGAACCACGGTTCTCGCCGGTATTTTTGTTGGTTGTAAGTATCTCTCGACCTCCCAGAAGCGCACCGTTTGGTCGTCTTATTGGCCGGGTTCGGATTGCTCTTACGACGTCGAAGCATATGTGATCGATGATCCAAACGCTCGTTTCGTTGTCCAGTCTTCCGGTTCGGGTTTCCCGATCACGGGTACGGCTACCGCCCAGACTTCTGGCGTCCAAGGCCAGTATGCCCAGTTCACCATCGGCACGGGTAACACCTCGACCGGTCGTTCTGGCGCTTACATCTCGGCTGTTGGCACCACGGTTACCTATCCATTCATCGTCGTTGATTATGCCACCTCGTTCGGCAACGGCGGCGATCCAACCACCCAATATTGCAATTTGATCGTCGGCTTCAATAACGAAGTTTGGCGCACGAATGGCGCTGGCCCAACCGGTATCTCGTAAGGAGTAATTTATCATGGCTGTTAATCTCTCACAGATTAAAGACCTTTTGCTCCCCGGTCTCCGTGGCGTTGAAGGCAAGTACGAGATGATCCCATCTCAGTACGACAAGATTTTCACTAAGCACGATTCGAAGATGGCTCTCGAACGTACCGCAGAAATGCGCTACCTCGGCCTCGCTCAGCTTAAGAGCGAAGGTGGCCAGACGGCTTTCGATTCGGGCTCGGGTGAGCGTTTTGTGTACAACCAAGAGCACACTGAAATTGCTCTCGGCTACGCGATTACCCGTAAGGCAATCGACGACAACCTCTACAAGACCCAGTTCACCCCTTCGAACCTCGGCTTGATGGAATCTTTCCAGCAGACCAAGGAAATCTACGGCGCGAACCTCTTGAATACGGCAACGACCTACAATGCAGCGGTCGGCGGCGACGGTGTGGCACTCTGCTCCACGGCGCATCC